TACTGTAAGAATGGGTTCTGTTAATCAGGTCGATTCTTGTGTAGGTAGATCTTATGACCTTATCATCTTTGATGAGGCCGCACTCGCTGACGGCAAGGACGCCTTCAACGTTGCACTTCGTCCTACCCTAGACAAACCAAATTCTAAAGCAATCTTTATCTCAACACCTCGAGGCAGAAACAACTGGTTTTCTGAGTTCTTTTACAGAGGATTCTCGGAAGACTTCCCAGAATGGTGTAGCATACGAGCAACCTATCGAGATAACCCTCGAATGAGCGAAAGCGATATTTCAGAGGCACGAAAGTCGATGTCTGAAGCAGAGTTTAAGCAGGAGTACGAAGCTGACTTTAATACTTATGAAGGGCAGATCTGGAAGTTCAACTTCGAGACACAGGTAAAAGATCTATCTCAGTTTGATACTAGTAATATGGACGTCTTTGCGGGGTTGGACGTAGGTTTTAAAGATCCAACAGCACTGTGTGTAATCGCTTATGATTGGGATAATGATAAATACTACTTAGTAGACGAGTACATGAACAATGAACGTACTACTGAGCAGCACGCAGTAGAAATACAAAAATTAATTGAAAAATGGGATATTGACTATATCTATATTGACTCTGCAGCACAGCAGACTCGGTTTGACCTGGCACAGAACTATGATATTAGTACTATTAACGCTAAAAAGTCTGTACTTGACGGCATTGGACATGTATCTGCAATTATTGATAATGACAAACTCTATGTCGACCAAGAATGTAAACAATCACTGACTTGCCTTGACGCGTATCAGTGGGATCCTAACCCAAATCTAATGAAGGAAAAACCGAAGCACAACATGGCTTCGCACATGGCAGATGGTATGCGCTATGCACTTTACTCATTTCAAACCGCGCAGGTATCCTTCTAGCGATACCTACTCAAAAATAGTTATTGACAAGTCATCCTAAAGCCGATATAATTCTTTAAATGAAAAATCGAGGAACCAAAGGAAAATGCCTAAGCTAAAACGCGATGTAGTAAAATATGTACGAGATAAGGCAAAGTCTAAGTATGAAAAGGGTTCCTCTTGCGAGATTTGCGGTGAGACAGAGCAGTTAGACTTTCACCACTTTTACAGTTTAACTCCTTTGTTGAATCAATGGTTGACAAAGAACAAACACAATCCTGAGTACATTCAATCACTTCGGGATGACTTTATAGAAGAACATCATGCTGAGTTATACGACCACACAGTTACGCTGTGTCATACTCACCATTTAAAACTTCACTCAATTTACGGTAAAGACCCTGGGCTGGGAACTGCTAAAAAGCAGATGCGGTGGGTAGAGATTCAAAGAGAAAAACATAATGGCATGGTATAACAACTTATTTGGTAACAAACCTGTCGAGGAGAAACTGAATCCTGCTCAATATAATATTGGCGGGGGTAAAACAGAATCTTCAAGAGAGTCAACCCTAAGTTACGAGAGAGCCTATGAAGATCTAGAAATCGTTAATCGCGGCGTAAATATGATCGTTGATGACGTAGCAGAGATTCATACTTTAGTTTCCCGAGACAATGCTTTTAGGGGTGTAATTCCAGGAGTTAAAGCTTCTAAGGTAGAGACTCTTCTTAATAAGTCTCCTAATCCTTATCAAGATATTAATACTTTTAAGCGTAATCTTATTACTGATTTTTTACTTGATGGAAACATCTTCATGTACTTCGATGGAGCACACATCTATCACTTACCTGCTACAGATGTAAAGATACATTCAGACAAAGAAACTTATATTGAAAAGTTCACAATGTTTGATACTACTTTTAGTCCTGATGAGATTATTCATATCAAAGAAAACTCTTTTCACTCTATCTATCGTGGAGTTCCTCGTTTAAAGCCAGCGTTACGCACTATGATTTTGATGAAGAGAATGAGAGATTTTCAGGATAACTTTTTCAAGAACGGAGCAGTTCCAGGTCTAGTACTTAAATCACCAAATACACTTTCTGAGAAAATCAAAGAACGAATGATGGTTTCTTGGCAAGAAAGATACCGTCCAGATGCGGGCGGAAAACGACCACTTATCTTAGATGGCGGAATCGAGGTCGATAAGATCTCAAATGTAAATTTTAAAGAATTGGATTTTCAATCTGCAATTTCAGAAAATGAAAAGATAATTTTAAAGGCGCTCGGAATCCCTCCAATTTTGATGGATTCTGGTAACAACGCTAACATTCGCCCAAATATGCGACTATATTATTTGGAGACTATACTTCCTATAGTTCGAAAAATTAATTATGGACTCGAAAGATATTTTGGTTTTGAGTTAAGTGAGGACATTACCAATATTCCCGCTTTACAACCTGAATTACGAGATTCATCTGCGTATTACACATCACTAGTAAACGGTGGTATTATTACTCCTGCAGAAGCTAGAGATCGTTTAGGCTTCGAAACTATAGAAGGAACAGAAGACATTAGAGTTCCGGCTAATATTGCAGGTTCTGCAGCTAACCCAGATGAGGGTGGTCGCCCCACAGAAGAAGGAGAAGAATAAATGGCAGTTCGCCAAAAAGCACAAGTATTAGAGATAGCAAGAAAGCAGTTTGAAGATTTCGGGCTACCTGCGGATATTGAATATAAAAACTACCTAGCAATAGTAGGCCCTAGAGAGGCTTTATGTGTTAGATCAGTTAAAAGAAGTTTTAAGGCATGGAAGTATATTACCCATGCTCTTAAGATCCGGCACCCTGAGCTGTTTGTTAAGCCAGAGCCTAAGCCCGAGCCGAAGCCAATGCCGAAAGCCGAGCCTAAACGAGTTACACCTAAAGCACCAAAGCCAGCTCCAAAGGCCGCGGTCAAGCCTGCTGTTAAACCAGCAGTAAAAAAGGATTAAGATATGAATAAGATCTTTAATCTTACGTCTACTTTCAAGACTCATGCAGAGGATGATGGCTCTGTAATGATTCGTGGGATGGCAAGCACGGCTGACTTTGATCGCGCGGGTGATTCCATTTCAGCAGAAGCCTGGCAGAAAGGTGGACTAAAGAACTTTGAAAAAAATCCAATTATCCTGTTTAATCATGACTATGATAAACCAATTGGTCGAGCTACCGGTCTGAAGTCTGGACCAGATGGCTTGGAGCTGGAATGTAAGATTAGTAAGGCGGCGCCTGCTAATGTTGCTCAACTAGTTAAAGACGGTGTTCTTGGGGCCTTTTCCGTAGGTTTCCGAGTCAAGGATGCTGATTATATTAAGGAAACCGACGGACTAATGATTAAGGACGCTGAATTATTCGAGGTATCAGTTGTATCTGTACCCTGCAATCAGTCAGCTACTTTTTCGCTCGCGAAGTCTTTCGACTCAGATGCTGAGTACGAAGAATTCAAAAAAACTTTCACAAATCGTGTAGATCTAGCAGGTCAGTCTCTGGCTAAGGATGAAGTTATTACTTCGGGAATAGCTAGTGACACACCTCAAAGCGCGGATATTCAATCCGCAGATCAGGAGATCAAGATGGATAATCAAAACATCGACTTGGAAGCTTTTGCAAAGAAGGTAGCTGAAGACACAGCTGCTAAGATTGCTATGAAGCAAGCCGAGCAAAAAGCAGCTGAAGAAGCAGAAGCAAAGGCAGCAGCCGAAGCAGAAGTTGAAAAAGCTCAGGCTCTAGAAGCCGAATCAATCCGCGTTAAAGCGGGTGTAGAAACTGGCGTTGAAGCTCTTATGGCTGATGTACAAAAGCAGCTTAACGAAAAAGACGCTAAGTTTGAAGAAGTTATTGCTAAGTATGGCAAAGACCTCGAAGAAAAATCAGCTGAAATTGCTGCTATGCAGAACAGCAAGAAGTCTTTCTCTGACCGCTCACAAGGCGATCTGAGCAAGTTCGGTAAAGAGTTCATGACTGGCCATATGCTAGGTGTAATGACTGGTAAAGGTTGGGACACTGACTACTCTAAAGACTTGTTTGAGAAAGCTGGCGTAAACTATGCAGCTAATGCTGGTGATATCGCTCAAGGCGTTTCTACTCAAATCGAGAAAGAAATCATGCAAGAGCTTAAGCTTGCTCAAGCTTTCCGTGAGATTACTATTAACTCTCAGACTCAAGTATTGCCAATCCAAACTGATGCACTTCCAGCAGCTTGGGGCGCTAACACTGCCGCCGCAGGTAACTTGACTAACCGTCCTCAGGTAACTGGTAACCAGTATAACGCTGCTCAGGTAATTCTGAAAGCTAACCGTCTGGTTTCTACTACTTTCATGGACAACAATGTTGATGAAGAAGTACTTGTTAACTTGATGCCTATGTTGATTGACTCTGTTGCTCGTGCTCACGCTCGTGCTGTAGACAATGCAATCATCAATGGTACTTCTGGTGGCGATGAAGGCTTTGACGGTCTTGAAGCTCTTGCTGGTACTAACAGCGTTGCTGTTCTTAACTCTACTGGCGCTGCCGACACTAGCGTAACCGCTGCTGAGTTCTTAGCTGGCCGTAAGCTAATGGGTAAATATGGTATGGATCCTTCTGATCTTGTCTATGTTGTATCTCAGGCTCGCTACTATGACCTATTGTCTGATGCTGCTTTTGCTGACATCACTGACGTAGGTTCTGACATCGCTACTAAGATTACCGGTACTGTTGGTGCTATTTATGGCACTCCAGTAATCGTATCTGACCAGTTAGAAACTGAAGCTAACACTGCTTCTGTAGGCTACTGTGTTAACGTACGTAACCACGTAATCCCACGTCTCCGCGGTGTATCTGTAGAGCAGGACTACGAAGTAATGAACCAGCGTAACGTAATCGTTGCTAGCCAGTCTCTTGGCTTCAACCAGCTACGTGCCAACAACGGTACTACCGATGTATCTGTTGTTAAACTGATTCGTACTGATAGCTAATACTTAAAAGGTATAAAAACGAGGGGGAGTTTATCTCCCCTAAGTTTTTACTAATGGACTTATAAATGGCAAATTTGATTACAATAGACGAATACAAAACTTCGGAGAATATCCAAAGTACAAAGGAAGATGCTCGCATCAATTCTTTGATTGCCGCTGTGAGTGCATTAGTAAAAACTTACTGTGGAAACAGCATAGTAGATTTCTACGCTACTAATAAAATAGAAGAATTCAGTGTTAATTGGGGAACTAATCTTGTTCAATTAACAGAAGCCCCGGTAGTGTCAATAGTATCTGTAGAGGAGAGAACTGATTTTTCTTCAAGCTATACTACTGTTCCTGCTACTGAGTACTACGTAGATTCAAGTACAGACAGTATTTACAGAGTAACTACTTCTGGTGGAAAGAAGTTGTGGCCTACAGGCCCTGCAAGCGTAAAAGTTACTTATAAAGCCGGATACGCAGAGTGTCCCGCAGATTTACAATTAGCAGTTATTGATTTGATTACTTACTATATGAAAGACGAGCACAAAGCTCGCCAGACTATAGCAGGTGCAAGCATCCAAAATAGTGCTTCTTCAAGCCAACGTGATAACGTAGCGTTCCCAGACCATATCAAAAGGGTCTTGGATCTTTATAAGAACTTTTAATGAGTAAGGCTAGTTTAGTAAATTTTCTTACAAAAATAGATGATGAACTCAATCGAGGAGGAGCATCAGACGCATGGCGTACAAAGACAGGAAACAAGCTAACAACTACAATAACTGTAAGTACTGTAACCATTACAAAAACAATAAAAGCCGCAGTAAGTGCTGCGACTAATGTTAGCAAGAATGGCGATATTCTAATAAAAGATTTAGGACCTAAATATACTGCTTTAACAACAGCTTTAATGACAGAATTAAGGAAAAATTTTAATGGTTTAGCATCCTCAGGAGAAGGGGTAAAAGTTTTAAAAGGAAGCAGATCAGGCGGCTTAATAAGAGTAAAACTAGAAAAAATTGAAGGTTCTAAAAGAGATAACTTTACAACTGGACAAAAAATGTATAAAGACGCTCTACAGGATTTTTATGATGATTTTGCCTTGTTGGTAGGAGACTACTTAACCAGAGTAAGTACTAGTAATAAAACAGGAAAGGTAGAACAGACTAAGCAAGGACAGCTTTTTAATTTAGAACATATAAAAGGCAAAAGTAATGTACAAGGTTTTATTAATGATACTATTTATGAGGCCATACAAAGTTATGACGGTAGTTTAGACGACTTAAAGGCTAACGTAAAAGCTCTGGGGCTAAAAACATATTTAAATATAGAAAAAAATGCAAAAACAGGAGAAATAAAAGTATACGTAGGCAGTCAAACAAAAAACGTAGCAGAGTCTTCTTCTGAGAAAAAAATTAAAACTGACTTACAGAAAGCTTTGACTAAAGCATTAAAAAAATTAAAAGAACCTCTTTTTGAAGTTCAAGGGTCAGATAGCTTAAAAGATGCAAAAAAGAAAAAAGTACTAGAAAAAACTTTAAAACCTTTTAAGAGCTTAAAAAATGTTAAAGTTAAAGCCTCTAGTACAAAAATTAAAGAAAGCAAAGCACCTGTAAAACTAGATGTAAGCGGAAAAACAGTATTGGGCAAAGCTGCAAAGACAAAATTAAGAAAGAAGCAAGTAAAACATAACCATATGTCTTCGCCAGCCTCTCAACCTTTACAGTTGATAGGACTTATAAATAAACAACTACCAGGCACTGTTAGAAAGAATATGCAAGAGCCCGCACTTGTAAATAGAACAGGAAGATTCGCATCTAGTGTACAAGTAACTGATGTGGTTCAAACACCAAAAGGCTATCCTAGTATTGGATATACTTACCGAAGAAACCCTTATCAGGTGTTTGAAGAAGGTAGCTCGGGAAACTGGGCAAACGGGGAAAGAGATCCACGAGAACTAATTGACAAATCTATTCGAGAAATAGCGGCACAGTTCGCAATCGGAAGATTCTATACTAGGAGAGTATAATGGGAACAAGAGCATTCACGACACGAAGACTAGGTATTGTTAATGCACTTGTCGACCAGTTAAAAAACATAAATGGGGCAGGAGCATATCTATCTGATGTAAATGAAAATGTTTCTCCTCGACTAAAATTTTGGGATGAGGTGGAGGAGTTTCCTGCAATTCACCTAAATGCTGGCTCGGAGACACGAGAGTACCAAGCCGGAGGTTATAAAGACAGATTCCTTTCTATTACGTTAAGATGCTACGTCCAAGCAGAAGATTCTGTACAAGCTCTAGACGAGTTATTAGAAGATGTCGAAACCGTATTAGAGGATAACTCTCGATTACCGTATTTAGATCGTACTCAAACGACTCAATACACACAACAAATCACAATAGTCAGTGTAGATACTGACGAAGGTGTACTTGAACCTTTAGGAGTCGGTGAGATTCTTATAGAGGTTCGATACTAGAAAATGCAGGCACGAGCAAACGTTCACGTCCTAGCCTTTTCAAGATAACATAGGAGATATACTATGGCTGATCAATTATATTTTAGCAGAGATACGAAAATCTATATCGAGATAGGTTCCGCAATTTGGGAAGTACCTGTTCTTGATGGCTTTTCATTCTCACAAGCAACAAACTCATCAGAGGTAACTCTGTCTGAGATGTCAGGTACAGGCGGTTCAAGCCGTCGTGGACGACGAATGTTTAATGACTCATTCGCACCTGCAGAGTGGAGTTTCTCTACTTATATGCGTCCTTTTACTTCAACAGGTACAGGAAGTGGAGCAGCTTCGGCAGTGGATGGTGATCATCACGCAGTAGAAGAGGTTCTTTGGGGCTTATTTGCAGGTCCTGCACACTACCAAGGTCAAGAGTTTAAAGATGAAGCTGGCGGAACTGCTTATATTGCACATAGCGCTACTTCTGCCGATATTGACTTTGCACAATCTAACAAAAGTACTTTAGGTACTGCAAATATCTATTTTGCGATGGGTGGAGCAAATGATACCAAAACAGTTTATAAGATAAGCGACTGCGTTGTAAATGAGATGGCGGCAGACTTTGATATTGATGGTATTGCTACCATTAACTGGTCTGGAATGGGCTCACTTATCAGTGACGAAGGTACTTCAGTTCCTACAGCTACCATTTATGAAGGTATTAATGCAACAAACAACTTTATTCGTAATCGACTAACCACTCTTACTGCTGGTAAGTATGGTACTCCTGCACTAATTAATGCATCTAACCAACCTGTGTCTGGTAAGCGTTACAAAATTACAGAAGTTGGAGACACTAACTGGACTGATATTGGAGCCGCTTCGGCTGCTATAAACGTTGAGTTTGTTGCAAACTCTACTACTGCTACAGGTTCCGGCACAGGTAAAGCAGCTCTAGAGTCTGAGTACGGTTTAGTATTAACTGGTGGTAACATTACTATTACTAACAACATTACTTTCCTTACTCCAGAAACTCTCGGACAAGTTAATCAGCCTATTGGCCATATTACGGGTTCACGTTCAGTATCGGGTAGCTTCACTTGCTACTTAAACAACGAAACTGATTCAAGTGCAGAGTTGTTTGAAGACTTAGTTGGCGATACCACTACAGTTACAAACAACCACCGTTTAGTATTTGCTATCGGTGGAACTACTCCCAACCTGCCTAGAGTTGAAATGACTATGCTAGACTGTCACCTTGAGCTACCTTCTCACTCTATTGACGATGTAATCTCCCTAGAAACTGCGTTCCACGCATTGCCTAGCGCGATTGATAAGACTGACGAAGTTACTGTTAAGTACTTTGGTAGAGATGTGTAAGGCAGCAGCTACGTAAAAAAAGTTCTTGACATAGGAGGTCATTTAGACTATACTATGAAATAGAAAAAGTTAGAAGGGGCTCTTTTTCGAGCCCCTTTTATTATCCGGAGAAAAATGGCTACTTATAATTTTTTAAAACAGGCAGAAGTTTATCTTTCAACAACTTACCCTGTTGAAAGTGGCATGACTGTATCTGAAACT